GCCATAGTATGATGCTTTTTTGGGAACGGTGTTCCCCATACTTCTTCAATACTAGCCATCCCACTTATTCAACTGGTAATAAAAAAACAACTGTTTTAGTAAATGAAACTTTCCCAAGTTGAAATGATATTGGTTGGACTCTTAATTGTCTATATTTCCTTCTTTACCAACCCTGTACCCATGTTTCTTGCAAACATGTTCAAGTCACCTGTAGGCCATGCACTTGCTCTAGGTGCAATTCTATACCTGACTGTGTATGAGAGTCTGATTGTGGGTATCTTTATGGCTATTGCATATGTAGTTACCACTACTCAGGTAACTGAGTATATGGAGAACCCTGCTCCTAAGGCCATGACTGCCGAGAAAGAGCAGCCTAAATCTGAGGGCGTTCATCCACCAGCTATCCATGGAGCCATTGCTTCTTTAATGAAGAAGGGTGATACTCGCTTACCTCAGGAAGGTCAGAAGAAGGGTAAGCCTGTAGCGAAGCCTGCATCCACCACTGCTGTCAAGCCACACACTCCTTCTTTAGCCAACACAAAAGGACCTGTACATGAAAACTTTGCTAGTTTCTAGATAAGATGCTAGCTCATATTGAATCTTTGGCAACCTCTCCATTCGTTATTGGAATTATGATGTTATTACTGAATGTAGGTAGTCGCTATGTAGTTCATGAATTCAGTGATTCCGATGAAGAGTACAGCAATAATATACTTCTTCGTCGACTCACGATATTTGCGGTTTGTTTTGTAGGAACTCGTAATCTAATTGTCTCTATTCTTTTAACTGCCGGATTTGTGATTTTAGCGTCTGGAATCATTCGTGGTAAGTTTTTTGGACGTGAAGGAATGGAAAACAAGATGACTGAAGATGATAAATTAAGACAAAAAGCTGGATTACCAGCCAAGATTGATGCTCCTGGATATGACAAGGATGTGAAACCAATGTTTTAATGTTCATTAATAAGTTTCTGCCATTCTTCTGCTTTCTCTTCTGCTGCCTTTGCCCAAACCTCTAATTGAGCGATAACATTTCGTATCTCTCTAGCTATGCCATATAAATATGCTGGCATACCTAGTTGATTGTCTGTGAAACCAAATTGAATTTCATGAATTAGATAGTTGATACGTGCATCCATTATAGCTTGATAGATACGCTGTTCTTGCCCGTAGAACCTCCTTTCTTGGGTGTCGTTGCAATCCGTTTTGTTTCAGCGCCCGCATTTACAGATTTGAGAAGGTCATCAATATTTACATTAGGTCCCTTCATTTCACGAACAGGAACGCTAGGAATGTTTACAGTTGCTACTGCTGGCTGAGGATTAGGTTTAGGATACTTGATTGCAGGCTTTACAGACATAGGAGGTCTTACATTCGTCTGCTGAGGAGGTGGAGGTGGAATCATTCCACTCATGAAACTAGATAGTCCAGCAAGAGGATTAGATGGTGGTGGCTGAGCCTGAGCTTGAGGCTGAGAGCGCATATTCGTAGTCTGCTGCTGCATTGCCGCTGTAGCTAGTTGACGAGCAATATCAGGATTAGTCTTTAGAATCTGGTCAATATTGGGAATAGGTGCCTTGAGCGTCATCTGATTTGTGAGATGAACCATGTATACCATCATGCAGGTACGAATAGGAATACGTACAAGAGGATGCATCTTCATCTTGTCACCATACAGTTCATATAGCTCTTCAAAATCATCTTCCATATCACCTACATTCATCTGTGCAGATTCAGATAGACCATCTAGATTCAGACCAAATGCCTTCATGATTGCTACATTCTTAGTAGACCATTCTAGAGCAGACATACCAGTAATGTACCAATCACAAAACTGCTTAATAGTCTGGTCCATCGCCTTTTCACGCTTAATAAATTCAAGTTCCATTCTCATTTCGTCCAGTGGAGAGTCAACTGTAAAGCGCTTACGAAGAGGAACTCCTAGCTTAGCAAGACGTTCAAACTTACGAAGAATCTCATACTTTTCCTTCATAAGATGCTCTTCAGACATACGCTTAGTAGAGCTAGAAGGGCCATAATATCTATCTGCATTTAGGTTATCAAGACCAGCAGAAGACTGAAGAGGACCAGTCTCAGACAAAGAAGGTACTAGCTTAGGACCTTCAGTTTCTACAGCTGGAACCTCTGAAAAATTAGGCAATTCAAAAGTGCTGAGTTCGGGTAGGTTTAAGCTAACCGTTTCTACATTGGCCATTTTAGGGTTTGCTAACATATCTGCTCCAAAGATGGCATCCATTTACTTGAACTTGTGACTCAGTTATGAAAACTAGAACGCATATTTTCTAAAACCCATAATCCTTGCAGAAAACAATCTGCTAGATCATCTTTCTTAGGATGTTTCATCATATATGTTTTTAGTTCGACTGTTGGAACTAATTCGGCAGCATGAAGAATACCTGTCTTCTTTCGACCCTTATATGTTTTTGTAGAATCTTCTACTGTAATAATATTTGATAGTTTATGAACTGCAGATACGCCTTTGACTTTGAATCCTTGACATACGAACCACATATGCATCATAGCCTGAACAGCCATCATACGTTTATCTGGTTGTTGTTCAAATACAATTAGGTCAGCATCTTTCCATACTTCTCTTCTTGATTCTAGGCTATCTGCAATGGGTTTTGCTAGATCTACTACAGAGCCTTGCTTACATGATTTAATGCACCTCTTCCATACATGAGCCGAATAATAGGCGTATAATCCATCCACAAGTGCTTTCTTGGTAGTCCCAACGATTTTCAACAACGATGATTCCGTCTTCAGTTCCTCCAGAGTCTTCTTTGAGAGTGAAGTCTTTGTAAATGTTTTTGTTCCCGTCTTGTGTTTGGTGCATGCAAACTGACTCCCTTGACTCCAATTGGCTGGTTTCTTGCACTTGTGACATATTGGTTTATTGTGGCCAGAACTTTCTGCCATAACATCGATCAAATCCCAAGAAGGAATTTGTATATTTGAACGGTTTGTTCCTTCTAGAATACAGTAAGCCAAATTACGTAATCCTACATCAAAGGATACTAATTTCATTATATACTATACGCTTTCTAATTGAAAATCAAAATGATATACTAGAATAATGCAATACACAAAAGAGTATCTACAGAATCTATGCAATTCTGAAGTGAGACGTAAGGATTCTCAAGCTATTGAGAAAATTATAAGTCAGATTGAAAGAGAAGTTGTGAGTGCTGCAAAATTAGGCAAGGAATACTATGAATGGAGGAATTTTACAATGATTCCACGTATTCGGGGTGAAATTTATAATCAACTTGTAGCAAAGTTCGTAGGCTGTAAAGTTACTCATACTGAAGTTGGATTTTATGTTTCATGGATGTGATTTAAAACGAATACGATATTGAATAGTATACCGTAATAGCATGCCACTATCAAGAGACTATATGCAAACTCTTCAGGATACAATCTCTAGAGAGAAAAGAGATACCGATGCAGTTAACGAAATGGTTCTTGAAATAGAGAATCGAGCAATGGAAGCTGCAAGTAAGTTTGGTAGCTCTTTTTATGAGTTTTATGAGTACAAACCCGAGAGAATTCTTCCTCGTCTTCGCTCAGAGGTCTATGGTAGACTACGTCAAGTATTTGTCGGATGTAAAGTTCTACATACTGATACTGGATTCTATATTTCTTGGGCTTAAGCAGTTGCCTTTAGTAGTTCAATAAGACTGCTCTTGGAATCACGCTTTCCAAACGGAATACCCTTTGCGCTTAGAAGTTCGCGTAGCTGAGCAGCGGACTTAGACTGTAGGTCATCAACATCTACTTCACTTGCAGCAGGAGGGCCTGTTACAGTCTCAACTTTTTCATCTACAGATACACGGTCATCTTCTTCGGGTTCAGTCTCAACTTCACGTACAAGTTCGGGTGGAGCTTCTTCCTCATCTTCTTCTACAAGAGGTTCAGGCTTTACAAGCTGAGTGGAAATCACTACAGAAAGAGACTGAATATGCTGTAACATACGAGTCTGCTGCCAGTATAGGTAACCAACCATTCCTGCAAGAGCAAAAACCATAGATGCTAAAACAATGATAGTGACATAGGTAAGTTCCATTTAATAAATTATATGGAAGAAACGTTCTTTCTTTAAACGTAAAGGATGCCGACTCCAGACGCCTCTCAGTTTACTCAGATGAAGAAGTTTAATGCTATTCAGGAGAGATCAAATACTTCTCAAAAAGTAATTACACACTTGTATCAGCCTGTTCCCACTGCTAGTGGTCTATCTAATTTTTTAGCATCATTCTCTACTAAAAATACTCCTGAAATTAGAATTGCTGCGAAACCCAATTATAACACTGCGCCTAAAGTAAAAACAGGTGATACGCCTAAAATTAATGTATGAAATCAAGTATCATTATATTACAAATGCCGAATGCAGATTCGTCAGATAGAACACGCTTTCTAAGACTGAAAGCAATGTCAAATGATACTCTTTTTGACAATTCTACTCAAACATATGCAATCGACCAGCGTAAGTTTAGAGCAACAAGTCCCGATGGAATTCTACCTCTCCAAATTAAGTATAGTTTATCAAAGTTTTTACCAGGAACAGGCAATCATTCTATTGCTGCAGCACAACAAATTTCTGCTTCTCGCCCTAAACTAAAATAATTCATTGAATAAACTAAGTATACATTATATTACAAATGCCGAATGCAGATTCGTCAGAAATGACTCGTCTAAAAAGACTAAAGGCACAGGCTAATGATTCTAATGGAAATGTAGCAGTTGTAAAATTTCGTAGACCCAGTCCTGATGGAATTTTACCTGTGCAAATTAAGTATAGTTTATCAAACTTTTTACCTGGAATCGATTCAGTCCACTCTATTGCCGCAGCCCAGAGAGTTTCTTCTCGTCGTCCGATTGGATTCCCGCCTGCTGTTATTGATAGTCCTTTAGTATGGAATGGTATACCACCAAACTCATTTGCATATAACGGTGGTGGCAATGACGTAAAGTATGGAAATGGATATTGGGTAGCGGTCGGAGGTGATACATATAACCATGTAGTTTGGTCAGCCAATAGTATCAATTGGACTCTCGCATCTGGTCTGATAACCCGCGCAAGTACAAACTCTCGCGGAATATCAGTTACATATGGAAGTGGAAAGTGGGTAGTTATTGGATATGATGGATCAGGTATTCCAAAGATATGGCACACGACTAATCCCAGTGTTCCATGGACACCTGTAGCTAATGAAGTATTTGTAGATACCGTTGAGGCTTATCCAAATGGAATTGCAACCGACGGTAACGGAAATTGGGTAATTGTTGGAAATACCCCTGTTCCAAGCAATCGTAGTGTATTTTTTTCAAGTAATCTCGTAAACTGGGTATCTGCTACTAGTCAAACTGTAGCTGAAGTATTCTTTGCCGGATATGGAAATTCAGTTGCGCATGGGAATGGACTTTGGGTAACTGTCGGATCTGGTGGCGCTGATAATAATTTATATTGGTCATCTGACGGTCGTGATTGGACCAATGTTGCTGGAGTATTCGACGGTGGCCAAGGGAAAAAGGTTGTAACTGATGGTTATGGAAATTGGGTAGCTGTTGGAACTGGTGGTAATAATTTATGTTGGTCTAGAGATGGTAAGAATTGGACGAATGTATCTGGAATATTTCCCGGTGGCCAAGGAAGCTCAGTTGCAACTGATGGGTATGGAAATTGGGTAGCAGTTGGAAACGGAGGTGATGATAATAATCTATATTGGTCAAGAAATCTTTCTGACTGGACTCCTGTAGCTGGAGTTTTTAATGGTGGAGCTGGATCGAGTGTTAGTTATGGTAATGGACTTTGGATAGTAACCGGTGCTGGCACCGATGGCACCACATATTCGTCAAAAAATCTTACTACCTGGACTCTTATACCTGAAATATTTGCCGCTGGTGGACGAGGAAGAGCAGTTGCATATGGAAATGAAAATTGGGTAATTGTTGGTCAAGGTAACGATGGTTCTAATTTATTCTATGGACATAGATAAACATTATCTAACGTTTAGAATGCTTCGTCGAACCTCACCACCATTGCAGACGAATCTAGTCCTACACCAGGCTTAGAATATTCAGAAACTTTCTTTTCAAAGAAATTAGTTTTTCCTTCTAGAGAAATGAGTTCCATAAAATCAAATGGATTTGTAACATTATATACTTTAGAATTACCAAGCTGAAGTAATAGTCTATCTGCTACGAACTGAATATACTGGGTCATATCCCGTGCATTCATTCCGATAAGAGAACAAGGAAGAGATTCACAAATAAATTCACTTTCAATTTCTACAGCATTCATAACAATTGTAGTTACCAGTTCTTTGCTTATCTTATGTAGCATTTTGTTATACATTGTTACTGCAAATTCAGTATGAAGACCTTCATCTCTAGAAATTAATTCATTTGAAAATGTAAGACCAGGTAGAAGTCCTCGTTTCTTAATCCAATAGATAGCACAGAACGAACCACTAAAGAAGATACCTTCAACACACGCAAATGCTACAAGACGAGTAGCATATGATAATGATTCATCTTCCATCCATTTCAGTGCCCAAAGAGCTTTCTTACGAATAGATGGAACAGTATCAATCGCTCTAAACAATCTTGTTTTCTCATCAGAATCCTTTACATACTGGTCAATCAGCAGTGAATATGTTTCAGAATGAATACCTTCTGATGCATTTTGAAATGCATAGAATAGTCTAGCAACTGGAGATTGTACATCTTTCTGAAAACGAGTAGCTAGATTTTCCTGTACAATTCCATCAGAACCCGCAAAGAACGCAAGTACCTGTTTAATAAAATGCTGCTCAGACTCATTTAGTTTCTCCCAATCATCACGGTCACGACTGAAATCAATTTCTTCAACTGTCCAGAAACTTCCTACGGCTTTCTTATAAAGTCTATAAAGGTCTTCCTCTTGAGAATCGATAGGGAATAATGTGTAACGTTGACCGAGAGTCTTGTTTGCATTGTCGAACAGAGGCTCCATGACTATACTAGTTGAAAAGGAATTAAACGGTTTATCCATTTACTAAGATAATGGCAACTGGAATAACTGATCCGTTTTCTGGTTCTAATACACGAAATCTGCTTCAGCATATAATTGCTCCAAAAATAGTGTACGATGGTCAGGGTGGTTATGAAGTAAAAACTGACCTAATCAATATAGATAACATTTATTTAACGGGAAATATATTTGGTCCTAATGGTGGTGGAGGAGGAACTGGCAGTTCTGGTACGGGTCCTACGGGTCCTCAAGGTCTTCCAGGTGCTACAGGTCCTACAGGGCCTCAAGGTATTAATGGTGTAGATTCTGATACTGGAGCCACAGGTCCTACAGGACCTACAGGCCCACTAGGACCAATTGGAGTACAAGGTGTTACCGGTGCCACTGGTCCAAGGGGTAATATAGGTCCTACTGGTGCTGCAGGTGCAGGATATTTAACTACTCTTACTGATTATTCATTTCCTAACTATACTACAGGTGGCCAAAATATATATATCTCTTTTACATTTCCAAATAGCGGTTATATAAAGATAAGTGCATTAGCAAATTTAGCATTCTACAACAATGGAACAACTATGATGGATTTTACCACTATTGTTGATAAAACTAACTGTGCATTACTATCATCCTCTATTGTAACACAGTCGCTTGGTTTTGGATTTCCATCGTTTAATACACCAGTCATTTCAAATGGGTTGATAACATTAACATGCACAGCAGCTACTCCACAGCCTTTTAACCTATTTCTTCATACAGAGTGTTTTAATACAACTATAACATCTATTACATTTGGTTAAATCTTGCCGACAATTTTATGAATAGATAGAGCTGAAACTCCAGAAGCTTCCGATACAGCTTTCATTTGAGTTTTTGTTTTAAGACCCATAATACTTGCTACAACTCCAGCTACAATTGTTTTAGGAGTATGTTCAAATTCATCTTCAGATTTAGTAGAAATTGTATACAACATATCCATAATTTCATTTCGTTGTGTATCATTCAGTTTGAGAGTTGCACATAATCTTTCTGCAATTCCAATCTGAGTTTGAAGAACTGTATTATCTGTATCACTAAAATGAGTAATAGCTTTACAAAGTGAACGAATATTCACTGTGAAAAGTTTAGAAATTTCTTCGTGACTTCTTGGTGCGCCATAGTTACGACACGATACATATACCGCTGCACCCATCATTGCTCTACGAGTTTCTCCTCTAACTTTTTGAGCATCTTCTAGTTGTTTATATAATCCACATGCATCCATAATAATAGCTTTCGGTAGACCTGCATGAGTACATGATAATTGAATTGCATCAAAGATTCCCATCCATGAACGCTGACTATTGGAAGATAAGCTCCAACACGAAAGTCGTTGGACTGATTTAATTTCACTGTTTACATTTCCAATACCTTTATAGGAAATCATAGTTCCATACGAAGCTTCAGGCAAAAGTTCAGATGTAGTAAATCCTGTTCTACATTGGTCTTTTCCTTTCGAATCTTCATAATTCCTCCATTCTGCTCCTTCATCAATAACCTTGCTTGTAATAATTCCACACACTTCACATACATGCTCACCTTCTTCAATTACAAATGCATGAGGACAATCCATAGGATTATTATTGAGAGTGTTTGTTTCAATTCGTTTTAGAATAACTTAAATTCATATCCCAAATTGAACCGTATTTAGGAAATATCATATCAAAATGACCTCCCATATGTTCATTATACACATGACGTAATTTAGAACTCAAATCATTTGAAAATAAGAATACAGTGTACATAAAAAACATACCAGTAGTATATGTATCTACAAAGCTTACTAAATCATGACTTACTGGAAATATAGGAGTACTAGTATTTACAAAATACGTTAGCCAAAAAGATACTAATCCAATCGCCGTAATTTCAAGAGATATATCTGCTATTTTTCTTACTGTAGAATGCTTCTCCCATTCCATACCACGTTTAGGAGTATCATCAGGACCATACTCATCAAAAATATAATAGAAAATATAGGAAACAAGACCTCCTATAAATGTAAACACAACTGATAATACAACTATATTTGCTGTAAGATTAAAGGCTTCTCCCGATTCAATCCTACGAGAATATAAACTTTTCGCCAACTTTGCCATTATATATTAAGTATCATTTGGGTCTCGAGCCATAAATGCAAGAGTAGATGGGTCGTACACCTGAGGACGATAATTCGTAGCTAAAATTGGTTTACCCAAATCACGAGTCTTTACTGGTTTTAGCCATGATATCATTAAATATTTAGTTTCCACAACCCATACCCAATATCCTGCTTTTGAGTATGCATTCACCAAAAACTCCATAGCTTCTGCAAGAGAAAACAGTGGATATCCAAATACGTATGTTGGTACTTCAAATACTATATACGGAGCATTTGAGTTATGAATAGCCTGCGTACGTATCTTTGATTGTATTTGTGCCATAACAGGAACCATCGCAGCCATTCTATTTTGTCTTCTTTCTTCTTGTTCATCCCATACTTCACGAGCTTTCAGCATTCTTACTTACTTTAAGCATACGAATGTCTTTACCATTCAGGCAACTTGCGTTATCCGGAGGAGGTATGAAAGGAATATTGCATATAGGAGTTTTAAATGCATTGGAAAAACATCAACCGTTAGTATTTCCTGACGGAGTATACGGTTGCTCTATTGGTGCTATTATCGGAACTCTGATTGCATTTGAAAAACCATTGCAACGAGAAATGGCGAATAAATATCTGAAATTTGATAATGTACTTCCAAAATTAGAATTTAATCATGTGAAAAATGTGTTTAGAGAAAAGGGAATGTTTTCAATGGATTTATTTGAAGAAAAATTAACTGAAATTTTTTCAGAAGTGGATATTGACCTTAAAACTGCAAAAATCAAAGATGCTAAAATGCCTTTGTATATCATAGCTTCTAATATTACAAAAGGAGTACCGACTATATTATCTGGTGATGTTTTGATTATGGATGCTCTAAAATGCTCATGCTGTTTACCAGGAGTATTTCATCCACAAGAATTATATGGAAGTTTGTACTTGGATGGGGGACTTTTGATGCCGTCTCTTGAACTAGTAGCTCCCGATGCTCTGCATTTATTCTTAACAAAAAAGAGAAGTATTCCAGTAACAAAGGAAAATCTTGAGAATATTTCTATGGTTGATTTTATTCGTCACATCTATAGTGTATCTATGAACCAATTTCATAAATTTCATAAAACAGAGAATTCAATTGATTTAGAATATCCAAACTTAACATCTGATTCTAATTTGGATGAGTTTGATATCGATAAAATTATGATTCATTGTGAAACCGTATTAAACAGCTTTCTCGCTTCCAAGAGCAGACTCTAAAAATGCTCGAAATGCTTCTACACTAGGAGGCCCTAGCATTTCATACACTTTATCACTTGTTTCTAACTTGAATGTAGGATATGCCTTTATCTGATACAATGCAGACTTACCTTTATCTGCTTCGGCATTAATTTCCTCAAATATGATTTCTTTATTACCATATCTGTAACGTCTATTCTTTACCATTTCCTTAAAAGAAGCTACTGGTTGTTGAGCTTTCTTGCAATGAGGACACCATGTCGTATAGAAAAACATGAATTTAGCTTGGTTATCATCTAAGTTTGTTGTTGATAAAGGAGGACGCTGCTCTATTAGTTTAGCTCCTGGCGGAATACCTGTAACTGCATAATAGATTCCAATGAATAGTGCTACAACTACCAATGAAATTAAAAGTTCAATCCACATCTTTGCGAAAGGAAGGATATAAAACTTTAGCCTCTAATCTCTTACGTTCATAATACTTTTTATAGATATCTTGAGGAACTACCATTGGCTCTCGTAAGAGGTCCCATGCTATTTCGTGTGTTTGTCTTTCAGGTTCATAGGGCTTTGGTGTAATTTTGTACCACTTGCCATTGTATCGAATAATGTCCATACTGTCTTGATATATTAGGATTAAATATCCATTTTTATGGGAATCCAACTAGGTGTGCGCCAATACCGAAACCGGCACCAGTACGAGCAGAAGAGCCAACGGAAGGTGCATACACATCTAGGATTGCAAAGGTAGCCATGGCCACAAGAGAAATCATTCCAATCTCAGACATGCGGAGACCCTTGCCACCCATGTAAGAAGGAAGTAGGTATGCAGCGAGAGCTACAGCAAGACCTTCAAAAGCATACTTAACGATACGAGATACTAAATCACCCATATCTAGGCCGGGCGCAGAAACCTGTTTGTGTTCGGGCATTTTATAGAGTTAAACAGATAAATTATTTATGGAACAAATGAAATAACAAGAGATATAACTACTGCATGAACAACAGCATTTAACCATGTAACTTGCTGTCCCATAATCCACTTTTTATTGGGTCCGGGTGGTATGGAAAATATAACACCGGGCATGAGAGCAAAAATAATGGCTAAATGAATAAAGTTCATTTATACTTTATGTGCAATTAAAAGTAATGAAACATATTCGTTATAAATTTAGTATTGATGACGATGTTATGAAAGAATATTCTATACGCGTTCCAACTCAAATTGGTTTTTTTGTAATGGCATATTTGAATCATCCAGATGCATGGTCGAAATATGGTTACTTTTTTGAACCTGTACAAACCAATGAATCGGTGATTATACGTCTTTCTAGTCCAAAAACTATTCAGCAAACATGTGGAAATGGAAATCTATCCTGTGCAGAACTAGGAGGTAGTTTTATGTATTTGAATGCCCATAGATGGTTTCATGGTTCGGCTGAAAGCAAGTTGAAATTAGATGATTATCGTCAATATATGGTGTCGCATGAAATTGGACATATTCTAGGACATGACCATAAAAAATGCCCTTGCGTTGGATGTGACGCAACAATTATGATGCAACAGCCTCTTGGAATTGGACAATGCAAACCAACTACTAAAGTATAGTCTTAGAATAAATGGATTGTCGTAAGTCACCTCTTCACATTGCTGGAGCTGTTTTTACGATGACAGTGATTATGTTCGCAGGAGGTTGTACATTTTTAGGAATATTTCGGTATATTTTTGATTTAGAAGATGACAAGTATTTATCTAGAGACCATCTCATTCTAGGAGGTAATGTTCTACAGGTTGCTGCCCTTGGATGTGTTCTTATTTTATTATCAAATGCTCCAAAGGGTCCTCTACAACTTGGGTTAATTTTATCGATGTTTATACTTCTAATTCTTGTATTATATCTCACCAATTTTGATGCTAAAAATGTAGCAGCTGAATGGGCTGCACTCATATTCTTAATTATTGATATGTATGTCAAGGTATTCTCTGTATTTTATGGTTTTGGTGTTTGTTCTATGGAAGAAGTAAGTCCTGCAATCTCAGAGATGGCTAAAACTCTAGGCGGCAGAAAAAAATGGTATTAGTCAGCGTTAAAAAAGAACTTTAACAGAGAGAGGCTTATCATAAACAAATGCCCCGCGAAACTCTTCCCAAGAACGACGAAGATGGACCCATTGATTATCTTGACGAGGACCCCGAGATTCCTACTCAGCGTTATTGTGTGATTTCTTTCCTTTCACCCGAAAAGGTTCTCAAGCAGAGGGCTGAGTTTTTTAACGAGAAGTTTGTTGAGTGGCTTGAGTATGACTGGAAAATCAAGGGTATGGAGAAGTACAATGCTTTCCTCGCAAAGAAGTATTCTCTGAAGGTTGAAGAGCTTTTCAAGGACCTAGAAGAGTTCACAAAGGTTCATAATGCAGATATCAAGAATACTGATATTCATGAGCAGTATCAGGTATTCCTTCTAAAGAACGAGAAGGACCTGGAGAACGAGTTCAGTGAGAAGGTCAGTTTTCGTACCAACGTGCGTGGTGTAAAGGTTCGTCGTGTGTTCCCCAATCTTGAGGAGACGCAGAACTACGCTAAGGTTCTACAGCGCCGTTATCCTAAGGATAATTTGTATGTCGGTAAGGTTGGAATGTGGCTTCCTTGGGATCCTTCTGAGCATCTGATGCCAGAAGTGGAGTATGCAGAGAAGGAGCTCAATGACCTAATGAGAAAGTATAAGGAGAATGAGGTGAATAAGGAAATCTTCTTCGAGGAGGAGAAGGCAGATAAGATTGCAAAGCAGAAGAAGGAGAATGAAGAGATTCGTAAGAAGAACCTTCTAGCAGATGCAGGACAGGTTGAACTCGCTCAGCTTTCTGATGAGATTCAGTCCGCAGTTCATCCTACTGAGGGAGCTGTTCGTGAGCTTTAACGCCTTGCATCCTTTCCTTCCTGTTTAACATTCACATGAGTCCATGGACTACTATTCTTTTTGCGTAAATTTTCAGGATTGTATTCATCCTGAGCCAACATAGAGCTAGAAAAAGGCTTATTATCAGCCCATAGCGAATCACCACACATTCTAAATGGTGGGTGGTCTGATGCTTTATACCAGAAAACTTGGTCTTCAAGGCGGTTCGACTGAACCCCGTTGCAGATTACAAGCCCTTCAAAGTTCTCGGTACATTGGTCCATGAACTGACAGAACATTTCAAATGTAGGAAACATTCCTGCATAATTCTCATAAATTCTTCTTCTATTTCCCAGAATTGTTTCACGTAAAATAAAGATAAAATCAACATTCGTTCTTAAATTAGGAGTAATACCTAGAGGATACTGCATAGTAATAATAGTCATTAAATCAATATGACGACCGTTCATAAATACATAACGAGTAGACTCTTCTTTAATCCAGCTAGAATCATACAAACAATCGTCTAAAATTAGAAAGGCTCTTGGGTCAATACCAGAATTTCCTCCATTACGATTCTTATCAGCATTACGCTGAGTTTTAGCACCTAACTGTCTTTTAATGACGCCCATAACAATTTCAGGCTGATATTTATCATGAATTAATTTGGAAGGAACCATATGTTGAAAAAATTCATTGGCTACTTCCGTTCCTGAAATAACAGTTCCAATTGGAAAAGCGCTCTGCGTGTTACATAAAATATCACGAACTAAGAAAGATTTTCCAGTATCCTTTTTTCCAATAATAACAATCATCGGAGACTTACGTGAATCTATCTCACATCGTTCACGTATAGTTTCAATATTAAATTTCTTAATTTGAAAGTTCATTACTACTACTGCGTGAAGATTTTGATTTTGGTTTAACCCACTTCTATAATACCATGAAGCATAAGCCGGAACTTCGAACTGGAACGATTGGAATGACAGTTCAAAGACATACAGACCTAAAAACGCTTAAGACTACTTCAGATGTGTTTTGGCAGATTGCTCAAATTCAACCTTTTTTTCCTCCGATTGAAAAATTATTTAAAACTAATTTATTGGAAAATCCATCTGAATTTGGTATTAAGTTTGAAAACTCTCTTGCATCTATTCTGTCTGAGAATACTATTCAGACTGAAACCGGTGAGATTGTAGATGTTCATAAAAAGGTTACGATGATATTAAGTCCATTCAAGTGGATGCAAGGTGATTATGGTAATCCTATGGGTCTTCCATTAACTAGCGAACAGTCTTCTATTGTAACGTCTAAAATTCAGAATCCGAATAATGCTGCATATGTAGGAGCAATCATATCTGCTGCTCTATCTCATTCTCATTGTCCTCATTTTCCTACCATTTATGGAATTTATTCAGGAATTTCTAGAAAACATACGATAGATATTTCCGATGATTATGAAGATTTATGCGACCGTTCATGGTTTTCTACGAATATTGGAAATACATTTGAAATCAAATTATCTGAAAGTATTCCTGAAAGCACTGATTTCAAACATACTCGTAATTCTAAACTACCTTTATTGGTAGGTGATGAAAGTGCTGAAATACAGTTTGATACTATAGAAGGTATTGCGGGTGAAGGAGATATAGCAGAGAGTAAACAGATTTATCGTGACACGGAAGATGAATCGGATGATGAATCAGATAGTTCCTCTGTATCTACTGAATATGTCTATGCTGCTCGTTCATGTGATTCGGATATTGATGACATAGTTGAAGATGATGAAGAGGATGAAGAAGAAGGTGAAGAAGCATTTGCGTGGGCTTCATTCACAAATGTACCTGTTCAGATTACAGTTATGAAGAAATATGATGGTACACTCTATCAACTATTTACTGAAAATACTGAAACTGAAAAACAATTAGCCTGGTTAACTCAGGTAATTTGTGCTCTTGCATATGCTCAGCGTAATTTTGCCTTTACCCATAACGACCTTCATGCAAATAACATAATGTATTCTAAAACCGAACAAGAGTTTTTATATTATTCTTGCAGTGGTGTATTCTATAAAGTTCCTACTCATGGATATCTAATCACTATTATTGATTTTGAAAGAAGTATTGCATCTATCAAGTTAAATGGAATGAAAGATTCTAAGTTATTTATGAGTGACCATTATGACCCGGACGAAGAAGCAGGAGGTCAGTATAACACAGGACCATACCATAATCCCAGATACAAAGAGATTAAACCTAATTCTTCGTTTGATTTAGTTCGTCTTGCTACTTCAATGTTCTGGGATTTATTTCCTGAAGGACCGACTGGAAACTATACAGAGAATCCTATTTTTAAACTATTTATGAAATGGTTAACTCTTGAAGATGGAACATCTATTCTATTTGGCAAAAAAGACCCTAGACATGACCGCTTTCATGGCTTTCATCTTTACAAGGCAATTGTTCGTCTGTGTAAAGATAATGCTATTCCAAGAAAGGAATTATTTTCTCTAAAATCTGAATTTGAAATTAAGATGGTTCCTACAGGAGTTTCACTCTGCTCTATTGACTTTTAAATATTCTGAATGCTCTTCCATCTTCACCGATAACAGTGCTTACACCAGGAGTTTCTTCGATAGGCTTGATAGGTGTAGTCTTTGCAAACTCTTCGCATGTTTCACATGTACATACGGATTCTTTAATAGATTCGTGAATCTGTCTTGCTAGATTTGTAAATTCAGGACAGTTCTTTGAACTTAGTTCAGGGTCATCAAACATGTCAAACCGTACAAGCTTGGTAACATTATCTTTAGAATATACTCTAAATTTCCATGAAGTTGCATCTTTCATGAATGGAAAATGTTCAATGCGCCAACCACGCTCAATATCTCCATTTGAACGCCTAATAAAGATATTTCTGCCTTTTTCTAGAAAGAATTCAAAATTATAAATAGAATCCATCTCTTTCATATGAGAATGTACCCATGCAGTACAATCTCTAAAAGCCCAATCTTCATGTTCAGCACAATATCTAATTCCAAACATATGTGTAATTTGACAATCATTTAGCATTGGTGCTTTGCAGTAGAAACAGTCAGACTTGCGTAGAACGAGTGTTGTTGGCTCCATGATACTTATGATATGGTAACACTTTCAATCCGTTTTGGTGCAACTCGAGTAGTTAGAAGTAACCCTTCTAATGTAACCTTTTTAGCAATGATTTCATTCGTATGATGTATGCACGGAATAAACCCTTTATATTCTGAAACAGATGTTTGAAGATATGAAGGTTTTTCTTTCTTTTCATAGCGTTGTATAAATTCATAAATACAGCATTCTGGGTAACCATAATAGTTTCCCATTGCACGATAATGCTCCATAGTATTTAGTGATGTCTATTCAAACAATTCCATTTTATTAGAATGTTGGTGTTCCAACAAACATATCTTGAGTCGCTGAAGGTAGCTCTACTGACTTAACAACTTCAGCGATACTTTCAGAAGACATAGCAAATACTACACCTGCAGTAATAATTCCTCCAAATCCAGCAAGTTTAGCAGCACTATCCCATGCAATAGGTTCGCCCTTTGTCTTTCTATCGATTGCATAGAGAATGAAAGCTACTAGAGCAACAGCTATCGGTGCTACAAATATCATCATTTGTTAAAAAATACAGGTTTAGTTTATAAGTTTAGAACGAGAGTCTCACTTGCTTTCTTTCTAAGCTCTTCCATCTCATCTACTTCTTCCTTCTTTTCATCTAAATCTAGAATTGTAATTGTAGCTGCTTCTTCAGACACCTGAAGGCTTGGCTTGTCTTCCTCTTCTTCATCATCATAGTCTCCAAATGTAACTGACTTAGATTCATCTTCCTCCTCTTCTTCTTCATCATCTAGCTCTTCTGCGGCTGGCTGTTCATTAAAGTACTTTTTGGTAATAGATTCCCATGGTAGAAATCCACGAATTACCTGGTCCATACAATCCATAATAATCTTT